AAACCCGTTACCGCCTCGAACGCCAAACAACAGCGGAGAAGTTACACGGTGACCGCTAAGAATTTTGTTGTTCAGTTCTTCACTTAAGTACTGGAACATATCGTGGTTCCCGTTGGACTCTAGCGCGGTAAGTTCGGGCGTAGTGTCTGCACCTTCGTTAAACGTGATAATGATATTACCTGCCGCCTCTGGGCCTTGGAACTTGGCCTTTACTTTACGTTCGATAGCCTCGCGCTCTTCGTCGGTAGGGATCCCGTTTCTAAAGTTGATAGCCCAACCGGGGAACATTCCGTTCTTCACGTTATTAAGGTGGAAGCTAGAAATTTGGCGGTCCAACTCTACGTAATTCGTTGCGCCGATGTAGTCAGGAATACCGTAGTAGTGGTATTTGGGTGAATATCTCTTTACCTGGTAAACTACTTGCGGGGCCGTTCGGTCTTTAAGGTCGAGGGCTGCGTATACCTTTTCCTTTTCGCGCTTGTCGGTCCAGTCTGATTTGTACAGGTACTCGGAAACGTGGCCTTTTTCGTCTGCAATCCCGCTACGCATCGTGTGTGCTGGCATATGTTGAACGCCAGTAATACGGGTGCGGGCTTGGTTCCAAGTTAGACACCAATAGTATTGTCCGTACAATTTCAGGTCTAGCGCACTTTTATACACCAAGTCACCCCCGAAAAGATCGTTAAGGCGTAGCCAAGCCTCTTTAGTACCGTCGTTCTTTTCCCAATCCTCGGCGTATGTCCCGCGGCCCGCGATCATATCGGCAGTACCGTTTACTATCGCGTTATGAATTGCGGACGTGTTGAACAGTTCAAAAAGGTACTCGAAGTACTGGTTGTCTGCTCCGGCTTGGATATAGTTTTTACCGCGTTTCTCGGCAAACTCCGGGTATTCGTAAATACCTGTGTTTAGTACACTAAGGTCTAGTTTCATTCGTAGAAGATATACCCGGTATCGGTGTTGTTATAACTCTCGTAGGTAGATTCTCCAAAAGCTACGCTACTGTCTCGCAAATAGGCTAACCCCACTTCAATAACGCCAATTACGCTAGCGTCGGTAGGGTCTAAGTTTGTTGCGCTGGTTTGCTCCCATACGGTATACGAATACCACCCCTCTGGGAACTGTGGGGTATTTAAAAGAATGTCGCCGTTAACAGGGTTATTTACTGACCCCTCCCTCACTTCTATTGTGTCTTTTCTTGCGTCGTGGCTTCGGCTTCGCGGCAGAAACTCCACCGTCTTCTTTGTCGCTTGGCTCTCCAACTGAATTAGTACGGAATTGCTCGCCGTCTGCATCTTCTCTACCAGTGTTAGGTAGAACGTGTTTAGCGTGTTTTTCTGTAGCTGAATCATTCAGAAGGTGTTTAAACTTTTCCGGCAGTTTCTCCGGTGGAATCTCGTCTAAAAACTTGTTTAGACTGTTAATGTATACACGTGCCATAGGTAAATATAAAAAGAAACCCCACCCCAACCGGGGCAGGGCTTCTAGTTCAATGCAAAAAACAAAGGTTAAGACCCTACTGTAATAGTCAAGTCTGCTTCGTCGCTCAATCCGTCGAAAGGATACTTGGCGGTTCCGCTTCCGGCAGTTGCAGGTAGCCAGATCATAGACTCCTTTTCACGTCCGGTCAAGGTCAAGGTGTACCCTGACATATCGGTACGCGCTGCACCGGTTACAACAGTTCCACCGGTAACGTTCATTCCTTCGTCAATGCCAAGGAAAAAGACGTTATCGTTATTGTCCAAAACGGCAATTTGTGGACGTTGGTACGCCAGCAAACGCAGTTCTTTGTTGTCTGCGCTGGTCAACTTCTGCAAGGTAAGTTCAAGAACTTGCTCGTATGAAGTAGTACCCGTTGCAGGGTCAGAATTTACGTTTACGGTAAGGCTAGACAGGTCTGGGCGCAGGTCGTACTGGAAACAAGTTGCAGTACCTGACCAGCTAGAAAAACCGCCCGCGGTCATTACGTCGTCTGCTATAGTCGCAGACCCTCGCACGTTGTCGGAGTAGTCCAAAAACAGAAATACCCGTTTCAAGCCCCCTAGTACGTCTTTGCAGTCTACAAGGCGACCGCGTGTTAAATCACAAGCCATAGCTTTAAAATTTAAGGGGAAAAGCAAGGGGGCGAACCCCCTTTACTTGTCCGGGTTAGTTATTAGGTCCAGAAGGTAGCACCGTATACACCGTCAGTAGCTACGCGGGTCTGAACACCCAACTGCATACGCATTACTACGCGCACGTTGTCGCTACCGTCGTACTGGTAGGTAGGGATAAGCTGCGCCTCGGTCATATCGGTTTGCAGGTTGGTACCTACGGCCAAGTTTTCAGGGTACGTAAAGAGAATTACGTCGTTTGCCATACCGGGGCAACGGTAAACTGGGAAACCTTGGAAAGACAGGTTTTCGCGCAGGTCTTGGTTTGCACCCAAGTTGTTGATACCTTGGTTAGAACCAGCGGTTGCAAGTGCTTGCGCGTAGAACCAGTAAGTCTCGTTTGAAACGTAGAAACCACAACCCGGCTTGTCCAAGATACCGGAAACGTTGGCTACGGCAGTCTGGATAACGCCTGACATATCGGCGATAATGTCGGTAGCGGCCAAAGCGTCTGCAAAGGTGTGCTCTACAAACCCTGCGCAAGCAGATGCGTCTGCACCGGCTTCGTCTACAGTACCGTCATCCGAAAGGAAACCAATACCGTAAGGAGAAGTACCCAACCAAATACCGTTCTCTACAGACTCACCGGCTTTTGCGGCTACAGTTTGGAGAAGGAAGTCAGAGAACTCAACAGGCAACTCGCCGTTGCGCTCCATACGACCTTGTGCGGCAATCCACGTAGGCATAATAGTACCGCGACAGATTTCCTCGTTTACCTTCAAGTCGGTAAGTTGCAGTACTTGCTCGGTCAGGCTTGTGTCATTACTTGAAGTAAAACCACAAGCGGCAGCTACCACCGGGTCGTCGATACCAAGGTTTTTAATTACGGCCTTGTCGGTAATACCTTCAAGAACGTCAACTGCGCCCGTTGCGATAGAACGGCCACTTTTTACCGCTGCGGTTACGTACGGCAGGGCAAGTTCACCAGCGTAAGAATCGCCGGTTACTGTAATGTCAAACTTATACTTGTTGCTCATCGGTTAAAAATATAGTAGGCGGCACGTTCTGAACTGCTCATTTCCGCCAGGGGTTTAGAATTTACTTTTTTCGGTGCGGGGGTGTGGCTAAACTTCTCTGCCGCTGGTGCGTCTTCAAGTTTGCCTACACGGTCGCTAATAGTTGCAAACTGCTCTTTTACGGCTTTAGCCATTTCGGTAAGGGCTTCTTCCATTTCAGCAGGTGCAAGGGCGGCGGTAACGGCTTCTTTAACCATTGCTGCCAGTACTTCTACTTGTGCGTCGGTAAAGGCTACCTCTTCGCCCATTTCTTCTTTGTCTTCTTCTTTGGCCTCTACTTCTTCGGCTTCCGGGGCTTTGATCTCAATCAAAACGCCTTCAGCATCTACAATCAGTACAGAACCATTCTGCAAGGCGTGTTCACCTTCAGGGGCTGGCTGTGGGTTGCCTTCTTCGTCTAGAACGGCAACTTTAACACCGGGCGCGAAACTCTCGGCCTCGGTTACAATACGTGTGCCGTCGGCAAGCACGTCTTCCGCAAAAAGTTGGGTTTTCTCTTCTCCCAACAGTTCGCGAATCTTAGATAGAATTTCCATCTCTTCAGATTTGGGTTTATTTACTATGCGGTCCACGAAGTAGCCCTCAATAGAGAACCCGCGGTACTTGCCTTCTTTTACACCGTTCCATAACTCGGTGTCGTCTACGCGCATTGCTACCATCCACGTTCCTTCGGGAAAGTCGAACCCGTAAACTTGTTGTTTATCCTTCTTGCGGTTTTCAACTACCCAAGACTCGTAAACGTATACTTCGTCGGTTTCGCGTTCGTGGTCAACTGTGGCGGCGTTGGTTTTGCTCTGACGCATAAATAGGTGCGCGGCCTTCTGGACTGTCTCCGGCGTGAAGAATACGTTGTACTCGTTGCCGTCTTCGTCAAGTCGCAAAATGTCCTTATTCGGGATCAGGGCCGGACCTACTAACATTTGGCGGTCTTCGTCTACCTTGGCTAGTACGTACTGGTCTTTATTGAAGAACACGAAATTTTCCTCAATAGCCGGGAACATTACCAGACTAATAGCCTCAATTCCGAAGGTTTCCTCTTCTTCGTCTATGTACAATTCTTTGCGCGTCACGTTGTTAAGTATAGATGTTTCAAAAAATTACAAAGTGCTACGTAGCTTTAACTCGCTGTCTAGTGCCTGTTGGTTTGTGATCTGCTGACCAATAACGTAGGCTTGTACCGGTTCGGGTTGTGGAACGTCTGCCGCTGTGGGGGTTGAAGGAACTAAAAACCCTTGGCTAGCAC